AAGTATGCTGGTTTTCTTGAGCATCCTGGCTGGTTGTGGGGACAGAAGAACAAATTTACCGTTTTAGAGATTTCTGAAGGTGAAGGTCTTTCGTATCAAACCGAATTTCGCGGTTTTGGTGGTTTATGTGGAGGTCTATTGGTTGATGCCAATTTAGGTATTATCTATGGATTCCACGTCGCAGGTATTCCAAATACCCATCAGGGTTGGAGTACATGTGTATTACAATCACACATCAAAACGGCACTTTCGGAATTGAAAAAGACAAGTCCTAGTCTTGTCGTCCATTCTGCCAATGAAGTATCAGTAGACACTTATGATCTACCGTACACTTTAACAAATGACAAACCACTTTATTTGCGTGAAGATGGTACTAAGGAGAAGACGGTTGTATCGTACCTTGGCAAAGTGTTGAAAGATGGACAACCCCTCGAGAATCGTGCAAGAACTCCGTATATGCACACACCTTTCAAAGGTATCGAGGAAAATCTAGGAGAACGCAAACACCGACCACCTACCAAGCCCAATGATGTAGCAAAAGGGATGAAGACTTTGAATAAGTTAACGAATCCTGTACAGCATTATGAGGGGAACATCTTGAAATTGGCTATTGCTGATTATCAAGAACACACCCTTAATGCTATTCGTTCAGACCCTGAAGCCGCGGAGATATTGAGAATTTATTCTCAAGAAGAGGCTATGGATGGAATTGGAAAATTTGGTCTAGGTGGATTACCAAATGACACATCTGCTGGCTTTCCCATTCAGAAATCGAAGAAACATTGCTTAAAGCGAGATATTATGGATGAAACACTTGTCCAAGTACCACGCGAGTTCAATGAAAATTTCGATATTCAAAGTGAGATTGATCGCATTTTGGAGTGTTGGCGTAATAACCTCCGCTCCGAGGCGATATATAAAGCCAGTAGTAAGGTCAACGAATTGTTACCAGAAGAGAAAGCAATAGAAAAAGTAAGGAAGTTTTATGCAAGTCCTTTTGCTAATTTTGTTGCATCCCGTAGAGCGTTAGCGGGGATTCCACAAATCATGAAAAAACACTGGAAAATAACTGAATGTTTGGTTGGAATTAATCCATTGTCGAAAGAATGGAATGAATTTCATACCTATTTGACAGAGTACAGTACAAAGAATATGATTGCTGGAGACTTTTCTGGTTTCGAC